GTCTGTCTGGGCATCTTGATTGTGTCATGTTTGCTAATGAAATGAATAGGTATAGTTTCCTTGATAAAGATATGCAATATTCATTTTATCTAAATACTTTGAGGAAAAGAAAGAGATTCTCTCCTTGGCTCCGAAAGGATAAAGTCCAAGATTTAGAATGTGTCAAACAATACTATGGTTATAGTAATGAGAAGGCATCCCAAGCTCTGAAAATTCTTACACAAGAACAACTTACTTTTATTAAACAACGACTTGACACTGGAGGAATGAAATGAGTACTACGGTTGAACCAACGGTACAGTGGTCACAAGATCAAATGGTGCAGGTGCTTCTAAGTGAACCTGATGATTTCCTGAAAGTTCGTGAGACACTGACACGAATCGGAGTTGCATCACGTAAGGAGAAGAAACTCTATCAGTCTTGCCATATCTTGCATAAGCAGGGCTTATACTATATCGTCCACTTCAAAGAGCTCTTTGCACTGGACGGAAAACATGCTAACCTTACTGTTAATGATGTCCAGAGACGCAATCGTATTGCACGTCTTCTCGCTGACTGGGGACTTATCTCCATCGTAAAAGAAGAATCAGTTCTCGACATCGCTCCACTGAATCAAATCAAAGTTCTGGCTTATAAGGATAAGTCGGACTGGATTCTGGAGCAAAAATATAATATTGGAAAGAAAGGTAAGCAACAAGAAGGTGAATGAAAACTATTGAACGTCATCGTTATAGAGACAAAGAGATATTTCAAACCAGAACATTAACCTATAATCCATATCCCATGACTGAGATCGAATCGGTCATGGGATCTATTGCTAGTAACCTAAAACCAGAAATGGTTACTAAAAAATACCGTGAGGAAAATGCGACCAATCCTATGTTTGGTCACTGCTATCATTCCTCACAAGCCCTGTTTTACTTGATGGACACTGATGTCCTTGAGCAGAGAACTGCAATTGATTATCATGATTGCTCACACTGGTGGCTTATCGACACTACCACCAATAAAGTGTATGATATAACTGCTGACCAATACTACCATGTTGGTCAGACTCCTCCATACGCATCTGGGAAAAAGAAAAATTGGTACGGATGGAAGCAAAGACCCCACCAGAGGACATTAGATCTGATGGTTCTGGTTCTTGGAGACAGATTGGCTCTTGACAAGACCGTCACCCATTCTATATAATAAACTTACGCCGATTAATGGCGTGAGATTAAACCAAAAAGAGGTTTTATGAAATTCAATTTTAAAACGCCGACAACGGTGCGGAAAGAGTATCTCTATGCTCCATTCAGGGAGTTTAGATTTAATAGAGAACAGCGCAGACGTTTAGCTAAAAAAATCAAAATCGTTCAGGCAAAGACCGGCATGGGCAAAACTCATGGAATGGTCAATATTTTTATTCCTGATATCTTTAAAGAAGATATTCTACAAAATGTCAGTCTGGTTGTTATTGCTGTACCAAATCTAGAAAATATTGACACAATAACTTTTCAAGAGGCTGCAAGAGATAATGGATACATTTATACTGAAAATATTACTGAGGCAGATAGTCATTTAAAAAGAGGAAGTAAAGTTGTCTTTGCAGCAACTCATGGAAAAATTGCCTTAAATAAAGAATGTTCTAGTATTCTATTAAAGCATTCTAAAATATCTGCTTGGTTTGTTGATGAAGCTCATACATGGTTAGGAGTGACTGAAAAAGAATACTATGAACCTGTGATGGGTTATACTCCCCCCAAATTTGAAGGCACCGTCTTTAAATTCCTCTCAAAAGTTCTTGAAGGTACAGACCTTGTATTTGGTATTACTGCCACCCCAACAAAACAACATCGACAGGATATTGGTCCTATTGAGTTTGAGATTATTAACGAGTGGTGCCCTGTTTCAGAAAGTGCATTCTTGACAAAATGGTCCTCCGAGTACAAGATGTACAAGGGATTTGATATGGTTAAGAAGGGATATAAAACAGTGGCGCAAATTGATCGAAATAGCGCCAAATCTGCACTTAGAAATTACATTCGTCGTCATCATGTAAGGAATATTCTAGAGAATGAAAGACTGCAAAGTTTTGATTCAAACGTGAGTCCAAAACTTTCATCAATTATCGCTTGCGGAGGAGACAATAACACTCGGTTAGCAATCCACATGGATGAAGTTCTAGAGTGGTTGTATGAAATGCTTCCTCTTAATGGATATAATTACAGTGGATTCTGGATCGCTGTAATGCGAGACAAACAGAAAGGATTTTTCAATCTTAATGGTGATTTTGAACCCGCAACAGAATCTCAGATTATTGAAGCCCTTAACGATCCAGAGAACGATGCTCAATTTTTGTTGATTAACCAAAAGGGAAAGGCTGGAATTAACGTCTTTAACCTTACCGGAATTTGCTCTCTAAGAATTAGAGATCCAAAAAGATCTGATGTTACAGAACTCTCTAAACAAATAATCGGAAGATTGTCAAGACTTAATTCTGGTCATGGTAACATTCTTAAAGAGAATTATGACTATGACTTAGAGTTGATGTGCAAAAACTACTGTGCCGACTTTGGAGTAGATCCAAAAGTCTTTTACGAGACTGTCATTAATAACAATAGTTTTCAGTTTTGTTATCCCTCAACACCCAAAAATCAGTGGGAGTTGTCAGTAGATGAGTTTGATAAATTCTACACCGCTAGACTGTCAGATATTGATCCTTATCTTAGGTCCATTATTTTGGACGATGATAGTGGAATTCAACTCTGTCCTGAGTGTGGTCAACCAATCGATTCCTTTCATGATCACAAATTCAAAAAATCTGTAGATCTGACTGAATTTATGGAAATTCATGATTTCTAAATAAAGTTGCGATCTCTCGTGCGGTCGCTTCAAAAGTCGGAACTTACAAGCACTCTTGACAGGGTGCTTTTTTTATTGCTATAATATCTGAGTCAACCTCCCACAACCTCCTTTTGGTTAGTGGTTTTCGTATTTACACCGAGGTATTTTATGACTGTTAAAAAAAGTGATGGGACTATTGTTCCATATATGCCCATCAAAGAAAGTGGGGTCATCAATTCGTATTGGATGACCTATGAAGAGTTTGCCGATCTTCCAGAAGTATTTTGCCAACGCGATACAGAAGGTCGTTTGAGTAAAGCACAAAAACATCTTGCTACCCTAATTCCAGAGCACTGTGTTGTATTTGTTGCTAAACTGACTGAGCCAGGTGAAATATATGGTGTAAAGTATCCTGCAGGAACTCGTTGGAGAATTGATTCCAACACCCGAGCGTTGAATTGGGAACAAGGTGGATCTGATGCTATTCCGAAAGATGTATATGTGATTGAATATTCTTTTGATGAACCTGACCGTATTCGTCAATCGTATAATACTTTTGATTCTCCTGATAGTGTAGAAAGAAACCAGGAAAAACTTTACGGTATTCTTTCAGGGATGTATCGTTACACCCCACAGTCCTCAAAACTCAGGAAAGGACAAATTATTACTGCTCTCAATAAAGCATCTCATTTTTATTATCCAGACACTTGGAATCAACCTAATGTAAAGGCAGCAGAACTTCCTGGTCAGGTTGGTGCTTTCCTTGAAGAGATTAAGACTCTTGATACTGTAATTAAAGATGCTTCTTCTTGGGATCAAGCACTTGTTTGTGCTGGACTTATGGCACTCAAAAAGTATGGGTGTGATAATGAAGATCTTAAAGAAGCTCTTCAAGACATTAACGATAAGGCGGCAAATACCAAAGGAAAAGATTGGGATGGTATTTCTCATATTGTAGATGAATGGAAAACTGATAAGTTTTTTCCATCAAAAGATACAAAATGGGATGTTCTTAATCGCACAGTATCTTACTGCCTTTACTGGATTGACAAATATATGAAAGGTGAGAAGGGCAGTAAAGTTGGAACTGGATGGAAAAAAGTTGCGTTTAGGTATAAAGATCAAACAGTAACTTCTCTTAATCGTTTGCTTGGAATATCGTAAAACCGAATAATAAAAGAGGAGGGTTTTCAACACCCTCTTTTTTTATGTCCTGTGCTATAAATATGTGTGGATGCCTTCGGGGTCCACACAATCAAGTCTCGCTTTAAAAGGAGAAGTAAAAATGGGAAACCTAATGAAGTATCATGCAGCCGATTTACCAAAGTTGCTTGA